CGCAGCCCGTCGACCTCACCCTGCGGCGGCACCATCAGCAAGTGCATGTGCGGTGCGCCCCGGGACTGAAATTCGAGCTTCCACAGCGCCCGCAGCCGACGTGACCAGGCCCGCTCGAACCGCTTCACGAACTTGCGGATCAGCGCCTTGAAGGCCTGCCCGTTGGCTGCGAACGCCGCCCAGCCGGTACACGGCGCGTGGCGATCGCCACCAGGGCGACACCGGCCGCAATCCACGTCGGCGCACGGCAACGTCACCGTGACCATCGCCGGGACGCCCTGCCCGAGCAACTCGCCGTAGTCGAGCGTGGACAGCCGCTTGCGCATGTTCACCCGGGACTTCGCCGACCACTCACTGATCCGAGCCCGGGACGGGAAGCGGTGCAACGGATCCACACTCCGGAGATACCGACCGCCGTCGTTGGCCCAGTCGATGTACGGCCAGGCGGCGGAGAACGATTCGATGGACAGCGTTTCCGCGCACCACAGCGCCTCAACCGCGTCGAGCTCGGTTTGCGTGTGCTGCCAGCCCGCCGCCAGCTCGGTGCGCATCCGCCGCGCGATCAGCGCCTTTTCCTCGCGCCGGTATTGCTTGGCCAGGTCCACCCGGCCCACCTGGACGAGCCCAGGAGCGACGGTGACGAACCAGGACGGCCCCTCGGGTGCTGCGAGGTCCCCCCGGCAACGCGAGCACGTACAGGACAGCCTGTCGATTTTCTGATCGCACCCACCCGGGGCACCGCACCCGCACATTTCGGCGTGATGGGCCGCATCGTGCAGCGTGCCGGCCGCGAGAGGAACAGCCCACGCCGGCGGAATGGCCGGCTGCCAGACGAGCGCCGTGAGCGCGTCGACGTTGGCTGCCAGGTCGGCAGGTTCTATCGTGTCAGTTAGGGCCATGTGGAGCCGGAATCTCCCAGGGTGCCAAGCAGCCGTCCGGGCGTGTCAGGCCCGGGCGGTTGCGCCTTTAACGGACGTTATCGACGGAGCGGTCGGAATCGGCGGAAGCGCGCCGCGCCGCGTGCCAGCAGGCGAGGCCGACGAGGCCGAGAACCAGGAGCACGGAGCCGAGCGAGAGCACCATGAGCCCGAGCAGGTACGCCGCCACGTTGAGAGTCGGAGGCGACCACGGCCACGCGATCACGCCGCCTTCACCGCCTCGTCGACCCCTGCGACCGCGAACGAGTCAAAGCAGTCTTCCCACCGGCCGGTCCGGACCAGGCCCCAGCCCTTCGCCTTCGCGTTTTTGTTGAGCGTCATCCCCGACGAGTCGAGCCGGGACACGTCGAAGCCGCGCTGAGCGATGAGCCGCGTCGACTCCCACACTTTCCCCTTGACGTGCCGGGTATGCAGCGAGCGGCACAGGATCGCTTTGAACGTGACCTCGCGCAGGATCTTGTCAGCGCGAGCGAACGCCGGGGCGGTCCACAGCAGCCGGGCATCGTACTTCCGCAGCTGCTGCACGACTTTCTCGAAGGCCTTGTTCCGGCCAGCGTCACGAGACGCGAACATCGCGCCCGCCTCGTCGAGAACCACGTTGCACGTGCCGAGCCGATCCATGATCGCGGCAAGCTCCTCGACGCCGTCGATGTGAACATGATCCACAGTGATGCCCGCAATGTTGGTGATCAGTGGCCGACCATTGCGCGACATGTCGGAGAGCGCGAACGCCAGCGCGGACAACGACTTACCCGACCCGTTGACGCCGACGTACGCCGTGATTGGTTCCGGTCGGATCATCCGCCGCCACCGCCTCCTGTGAACAGCGACAGAAGCCGCCGACTGAGCCGAACGAGGATCAACGGCGGGTAGAGCGCGAACAGCAGCAGCGCCGCCGCGATAACCGGGCCGATGGGAACGAAGTAGGAGACCGCGCCCGGGATCGTGACGAAGACCGTATTGAGCGCGGTCGTCATATCCGTCCAGAACCCCGGGGGGCTCGGAAGGATCGACTGCAACCAGGAGACCACTGTGCCGAACAGCCCCGCCATCGCGTTCATAATCGCCTCGGTAACCATCACTCCACCGGCGAATCAAGGTCGACGCCGAACGCTTTGAGCACCATCCGCATTGCACGGAAGCCGCCGCCCATCAACACAGACGCGAGCAGCCCGTAGTACGTGAACACATGCACAGTCGGCCACGGTGCCGAGCACGAATTGAACAGCGTCAGCGTCCCGGTGTGCGGAAGCAGCGGCCCGAAATTGAGCGACGGCAAGGTGACCGCGCCGCACCCACCGTCCAGGAGCGACGGGATCACCGGGAACCAACCGGCCGGGATCGGGTTGACCACGCCCGTCAGCGTCGGGAAGTGCGTCGGGATGAACACGCACTTCAACGGCGCAACGACCCACGCCGCGGGGTTAAACACAATGCCCCAGGAGAAATTGCAATAGCTGGCCGAACCACCGGCAGAAGCGTCAGGCAACGGCTCAGCCTGCACCTCGGTATCGAAAATCGTCGAGTACTCCGTTTGGCAAACGGAAATGGCGACCTTGTACGGACCCCAGTTGCACGTGTAATCCCCGATGCTCGCCGGGTCCGTCCAACCGGCACAGAATGCCGCGCCCGCGCCGAAGCACGACTGCCCGAGCTTCTTCAAGTCGAGCCAGCAGCCGGTGACCGGCGCGGAGTCGGTGCACAGCGGGTACGTCGACTTAGCCGTGCTCGTGAACGTGTTGGACGTCGTGGAGAACTCCGTTGTTCCGGTGCGACCGCCCGAGGTCACCACCTTGTCGATGTGCGAGCCCGGAAGGATCGTCTGACAGTCGGGCGGGATGATCGGCGGAGGTGTGCCGTTCACGGTCGGCGTCCAGCTGGTCGTCGCGGAGCCGGTGCCGGTCACCGATCCGGCCCGGCAGGTAACCGTGATCGTGATCGACAGAGGCGAGTTCGGGGCGCGGTCGTTGTACCAGTTCTCGACCTTCTGGCCGGTCCCGGACGGAACGTACGTGCTGACCTGGGAGACCTCCTCGGGTGCCGGGCAGGAAATGGCGTTCGACGACGTCGCCGCGCCCCAGATACCCGCGTTGCTGTTCCACGCGACATTCGTTTGCAGCGGGATCTGCCGCAGCGCGCCGGTGAGCGTGTTGACGCAGGTTGCGGTCAGGTCGAAGTGAACTTGCACGCCGGTCGTCTGCGAGCCGGTGTTGTAACCCATGCCGTGAATCCCGGCAGCGGGTTCCACCATGTAAGTCGAGCCGCTAAAGGACGCGATGTAGCCCGAGTAGCCCGCAGCCAACGCAGAGTTCGCGATCGTCACCGTCCGGTTGTCACCGTTCGCGCCGAACCACGAGCCGACCCAAGAGACCGTGTTATGCCAGGCCGAGCCGACGTTGCAGCTTCCACCGTGGAAGATCTTGCCGAGCGCGTAGCACGTGCCCTGGTAGGCGCCGTAGCCCGCCGCCGCGACCCCAGCGCAGGTACCCATCGTCGAAGCCGTGCAGACTTCCACAGTCCCCGCCCCGGCGAACGCGCCAGGTATCTCCACAGCCGTCCCGGGCGGGATGACGATCGGATCCGCCACCGCCGCACCCGGCATCCCCATCGGGACCGCGAGCGCCGCGACCACCGCGACCAGGGCGACCGCGAACCGCCTCACAGCGTCACCGAAGCGAGCAGGTACCCGACACCGACCGAGCACACCGCGACGACGAACGCCAGCGCGAGCGCCCAGCTACGCCCGTGCGCCATGACACACCACCCCACTCCCTGCCGAGTTGAGCGGCCCGCGTGGACCCCTTACCACCACGCGGACCACCCGGAACCGGCAGGGCTAGCGCCCGTGCAGGAAGGACGAGACGATCCGCCAGAGCAGGAAGATCCCGACCACGCCCAGCACCACCGGCAGGACGACTGCCAGGTTGCTACCGATTCCACTCGTCACGTCGGTCACGAAAGTCGTGAGCGCGGTGCCGAGTGCCGTCGAGAAGGCACTGATCATTGGTTACACCTCCCTTCGGAAGAACCAAGCGACCACGCCCGCAGCGAGGCCGACGGCGTACCCGTTCAGCAGCAACTCAACGGCGGTCACCGAAGACCGCCGCGAGCCGAACGGACGAAGCGAGCGACGACGCCGAACATCACGCCGACGCCAGTCATTCCGAGGAGCAGCCCCAGCCACGCCGTGTCGATGGCGAGCATCAGGGCATCACGAGCCGCGCGGTCACGAGACCCGCGATCACGGACCCGATGAACATCGCAACGCCGAGCGCCACGCCGAGGCCCGGGGCCACCATGAACTGCCCACCGGGAGCGAGGTATAGCCCGACGCCGACAGCGCCGCTCATCCTTGGAACGCCTGTAGGAACAGGGAGAGGACGCCCGACGCCGCGCCGATGCGCGCCAGCACGCCCGTGTCGTGCAGCCACGCCGCGCGCTGGCGCGCACGTCCCGTCCGCCCGCCACCGGTCGAGCTAGCGCCCACCGACACCAGCACCGGGTCGACCTCAGCCACCGACGCCTGCGACGCCTGCCACGCCTCGTTATGAACGCGTGCAGCAGCAACGCCGCCCTTCGGCATGTACCCCGGGCCACGCGGCCGGGACCGCTTGCGGGTGCTCACCGCGAAGCCCCGGACGACAGCACGCGCCGCCACCCGACCTCACGGCACAACACGCACAGACCGGCCACCAGCTCGAAGTGCAGGTACCCGCACACGTCGCACGCGACGACGGAGAACACGAACCCATCCGGTGCGGAGTGCGCCCGGGCGGTCAAACGAGTGTTAGTTTCCACGACAGCCTTTCGTGTTGCTGCGAACAACCGAAGGGTTAGGGACGCTCGGTGGGGAGGCCCCGTCCGAGCGTCCCGCTCAGAAGATCAGGAAGCGGCGCGGACGTGCGCGGGGACCGGCGACGGCCAATCGCCCTTGATCGCGGTCCGCAGATAGCCGCCCTT